GGTTTTTTTATGCCCGCAGGCAGGGCCTGCTCAACGTCTCTGGGAGACAGCAATGACCTTGAAATTCCAACTGGACAGCCTCGAAGGCGTCGACGAATCCGTTCAATCCATGTACGTCGAAAAGGACGGCAAGTTCGTTTTGAGCATCGAGGGTCTGCCTCAGCCTGAAGATGTATCAGGGCTGAAAAACCAACTCAGCACACTCCTCAATGAGGCCAAAGAGGCAAAGCGCTTGAAGCGCGAAGCTGAAGAGCAAGCGCAGCGTGATCGTGAAGAAGCTGCGCGTAAGTCCGGCAACGTGGAAGAGCTCGAGCAAAGCTGGTCCGAGAAATACAACCGCCGGGAAGCCGAGCTGACCGGTGCGCTGGAATCGGAGCGCAACACCCTGCAAGGCCAGATCCGGGATCTGACCGTGGGTCGTACCGCTACCGAGATCGCGACCACTCTGGCCATTCCGGGTAGCTCCAAGGCATTGCTTCCCCACATCGAACGCCGGCTCAGCGTTGAGCAGCGCGACGGCAAACCAACCGTCGTCGTGCTGGACGCGGCCGGCAAGCTCTCGGCGGCAACGCTGGACGAGCTGAAAGCAGAATTTACCAACGATCCGGCCTTTGGCCCGCTGATCGCTGGCAGCAAGGCATCCGGCGGCGGGGCCGGCGGTGCTGGGAAAGGCGGCGGGGCCGCAAAAGGAAACATCGGCGGCACCAAAGAGGAACGACAGGCCGCAATCGCGAGCCGGTTCCCAGACCTCCCTCAGAAATAAGGAAAATCACTCATGTCCCTGTCGCAAATGCAGGTCTTCAACGAATACGTAATGCCGGCGACCATCGAGACGCTGGATCAGATGCTGGTCGCGTTCAACGCAGCCAGCCGTGGCGCCATCCTGCTGTCGCCTGACGGTTTCACTGGCGACTTCCTCCAGGAGTCGTTCTTCCAGACCCTGGCTGCCGCCCAGCGCCGCGTCGATCGCTATGCCGCCAACGGCGCCGCACCGATCACCGACCTGACCGAGCTGAAAAACTCCTCGGTGAAGGTGGCCGGCGGTTTCGGCCCGATCCGCTACGAGCCATCGCAGATGACCTGGCTGGAGCGCCCAACCGCGCAGGGCATCGAAGTGGCATCGCGTGCGTTCGCCGAGATCCTGCTGAAGGATCAGTTGAACACCGCAATCGCTGCACTGGTCGCCGCCATCACTGCTCAGGCAGCGGCCGTGAATGACGTCTCTGCAACCGCCGGCATCAGCCAAGCGGCACTGAACAACGCTCACGCGAAGTTCGGCGATGCAAGTCAGTCGCTGGTCACCCAGATCATGCAGGGCACCACCTACCATAAGCTGGTCGGCCAGGCGCTCACCAACAGCGAGCAGCTGTTCCAGGCCGGCAACGTCCGCGTGGTGGACATCCTCGGCAAGATCTCGGTTGTCACCGACGCCCCGGCGCTCATGCAGACCGGTACGCCGAACAAGGAAATCGTTCTGTCCCTAGTGCAGGGCGCGGCGATGGTGCACGACGGTCGGGACATCATCAGCAACGTCCAGACCACCAACGGCAAGGAGCGCATCGAGACCACGCTTCAGACCGATTACACCTTTGGTCTGGGCTTGAAGGGTTACACCTGGGATACCACCGCCGGCGGCAAGTCTCCGACTGATGCCGAGCTGGCGACCGGCACCAACTGGGACAAGACCGCCACCAGCATCAAGCACACCGCCGGTGTGGCTCTGATCGGTGACGCCTCCAAGTAACCCTGACTGCTGAGCCGGGCTGCGTGCCCGGTTCCGCGAGGACATGATCATGAGCAACAAAATCTGGTATCTGCCCGGCCCGTTCCACCAGTATCGGGAAAACGTGAAAGAGCTGGCTAAGGAATACGGTTTGCGCATCGTCGACGCGAACGTCACCGAAGACCGCGAGGGTGAAGCCGTTGATGCGCCTGAAGTTACACTGCGACAGGCAGCTCCGGTGCCGGTCCTGGTGATCGACGGCCAAGGCGGTGTTGGTGGCGCAGCGCTGCAGGAGCTGATCGACAAGTTGAATGCAGAGCGCGACAGCGTCGTGCTGTTGATCGAAGCGGCCGAGGGTCTCGCTCCACTGGAACATCCTGGCACCGGCGAACTGCCGATTCGCCTGTTCGATGCCTTGACCTCCATTCACGAAGGCATCGCCTCGCTGAAGAGCAAGCGTGATGAACTGCTGGGTGAAGTTGAATCGCTCCGCGAAGACGTCGCGCGGCTGACTCCTGCATCGCAGAACAATGGCTCAGCTCTCGACGAACTGACCGTCGTGCAGATCAAGGAACAGCTCGACGCCAAGGGTGTTGGCTACAAGGTCAACGACTCGAAGCCTGAGCTGCTCGCTCTGCTGAAGGCCAACCAGTAATACCGGGGGCTTCGGCCCCACTTATTCAAGCGGAGGCCTGATGGCTACCTACATCACCGTGGCGGACGTTGACGCCGAGCTCGGGCCTTCATGGGCGCCAGATGACAAGAAGGCCCGCGCCGTGCTGCAGGCGAATGCCTATCTGACCTCGCTCAACCTGGTCGGCATCGACATGGACGCCATTCCCGAAGAGGTGAAGCAGGCCGGCGCCGAGCTGTCGGTTGTCGCCTCCGAGGGCAAGCTGTACCAGCAGCAGACCGAGGGATCGCTGGAAGCCAAGACGGTGAAGGCCGGATCGGTGACCACCAGCAAGACGTTCGCCTCGATCGATACCAGCAAATCCACTGCGCTGCCCGATGGGGTCCAGTTCGCGCTGGGGCTGCTCGCGCCATGGCGTGTCAGCGGCTTCAGCTTCAACGTGTACAGGTGACCCATGGGCCTACGTGAAGAGATCCAGGCAGATCTGGCCGAGGCCTTCGACACTGATCTGGCGGACGCAGTGAAGCCATTCAGCGGTGGCGTGACGCTGCCGGGAACATGGGATCCGGTCAACGAGGTGGCGGGTGACCCTGTTGTCATCGCCTACACCGGTCGGGGCGCGTTCGACGCGTTCAAGATTGCTCAGGTCGATGGCGTGAACATCCGCGCCACCGACCAGCTGCTGATCGCGCTGACCAACGAAACGATCGGCGGGGTTCCAGACATCGGCCACAAGATAAACGATTTCGACGTGGTCAACGTCCAGACCGACCCGGCCGGCGCCCACTACGAGATCCAGCTGAGGAAAGTCTGATGGCCAATAAAGCCGGCTGGAGCCATAGCCTCACGGACTTCGCCGATCAGGCTGGCGAGGACATCACTCAGATGGCGCGCGTCATCGCGACCGCCATGCTCACGGAGGTGGTGAATCGCTCGCCGGTCGGCAACCCTGATCTGTGGCAGGCAAACGTTGCGCTGCGCACGAAGAACGTGGCACTGGCAGATGCCTATGACGCGAACGTCGACGCACGCAATGCTGCACGCACCGGTGGCAGAGCATTCAAGAAGCTGACCAAGCGCGAGCGCGAAGAGAACTATTTCGTAAAAGCGCAGGCAGCGGGGAAGGGCTACATCGGCGGCACGTTCCGAGGCAGTCACCTGGTATCGATCGGCGCGCCAGACATGACCGTGACCGACAACATCGACCCGTCCGGCCGTGAGACGATCAGCAAAGGCAGCATGCTCATCAAGGCATCAGGCCAGTTTCCCGTGATCTACATCCAAACCAACAGCCCCTACGGCGAGATGCTGGAGCTTGGGCATTCCACGCAGGCGCCCGGCGGGGTTTATGACCTCGCGTTCATCGGCGTATCCGAGGCCTACAAATGACCTTCGAGCAGATCAGGACGCTCATCACCGGGCGAATGGTGGCCTTCACCGGCATAGACCAGGCGCGGATCGATTACCCGAACCAACCGGAAGTGTTCACGCCGCCGGCGACCGGCCTCTGGTGCCGGCTGAATATTCAGTACGCCTCGGCCTTCATGGCTGGCATGGCCGACCGACCGCACACCCGCAAGCCCGGGCAGATCAGCATTCAGTGCTTCGCCCGGGAGCGTACCGGCACCAAATCCCTGAACGAGCTGGCCGACGCGCTCGAAGCGCACTTCGCCTACTGGATGTCCGGCGACCTTGAGTGCATGGAAGCCAGCCAGGTAGTCGCCGGCGAGTTCGAGGGCTTCTACCAAATCAACGTCAACATCCGGTTTCGCGCCGGCTGAGAGGGAAAATGCAGAGCGCAAATTATGTTCCGGGCGTTTCCGGCTGGAAGCTCCACAAGAACGGAAGCCTTGAATTCAAATCGTCCGGCGACCCGTGCCTGTCCAGTGTAGGAAAAGTGGAGCCACCAAAGCCGTTTATCGTCGTCGACGGCGTGGTGTACATCCGTCAGGAGTCGATTGATGAGTCCAGCGCTCAGGAGGCGAAGTTGGCGCCTGAATGGACTATCAAGCTCGAGTTGCTGGGCGGCAAGTATGTAGCGGCGGGCATTGGGTTGGGTTTGTCTTCCCAGTTCCTCGTCAGTGCAGATCGTTTCTCGATCACGATGCTCAGAAGGTAACCAGCCCATTGGGCCAGCCAACCCCGCCTTGAGCGGGTTTTTTTATGCCCGCGAATAGGAGGCTCCAATGAGCTCTGGCGCAAAAGTTGTAAGCCACATCATTGCGGAG